CAGCCACTGAAATTATATTTTTAGGCGGTAATTTTAAAAGTGCCCGTGGCTCTACAGTTAACAAAACATGCCAAAGATTTTTTGCAGACGAACTACCTAAGCTAGGAATTAAACCAAGAAAAACTTTTGGTATAGGTGATTTTACTGCAGCGGGCCATGCTGGTGCTGCATTTAGAACTGGCGGAATTAAAGAAATACAGGGCATAAACACACCCCTAACGCAAGAAATATTGTTTCTTGCTGAGCAAGAAGGAAAAGGTCTTAACAAAGCTGCAATGCAGCCTTTTTTAAATATTGAAGATCACATAGACTTATCACTAGAATTTACAACACAAGTTAAACCTGAAACTATCAATAGTTTATTATATTTAAATTTCTCTTTTGTTGTAACTCAAGAAGCTGCTTGGAATGGTAGACTTGGTACAGAAGAAAAGGTTACTGGTGGAAAAATTGTTGAATCAATTTTTAAAAGAAAAAAGAAACAATTGACCGATGCTTTTAAAGAACGACTTTTTAGAGCAGTTAAAGATACGGCAGTAGGTTACTTTACTAATTCCCCTACAATCAGACAGCTTATAGGCGAACTTTTAGCAAACAGTATAAAAACAGGTAAAACTAAAAGCAAAGCTCCTACAAAAGGCAGCGCTTCCATAAAAGGAAAGCCAGCACTATTTGCTAACAAAAAAATAGGTAAATCAGCTAAAAATCCTGGTAAAATTAAACTACCTCAAACTACAAAAACTTCTTCAAATACAAATACAGTTGGTATGAGTAACATGGGGAATACTACTGTAGCACCAGTAAATTTATTAAATTTAATGAATATAATAAATACACACCTACAAAACGTAATAAGTTCTAATATGGGTGACGGCACTAGCAAGAATGTTTTAAACTATCGTACTGGTAGATTTGCAGCTTCTGCTCAAGTAGAGCGTATGTCTTACAGCAAAGAAGGCACAATTACTGCTTTTTATAATTACATGAAAAATCCTTACGCAACTTTTAGTGCCGGTTGTAAACAGTCAAAACCTATTAGCAGAGATCCTAAAATACTGATCTCAGCATCTATCCGAGAAATAGCCCAGACAATAGTTAGTAACAAATTAAGGGCCGTAGCATTATGAGTAAAAGAAATAGTATTACAAAAGCACTAGCAGAAAAATTAAAAACAATTGACGGAACTGCTCCTTATACATCAAATTTATATGATAACAGTTATGCAAAGTTAAAGTTCTGGGATGAAATACAGGACTTTCCCGCTGTATATTTAGTACCTGGTACTGAAATGCGTGAGTATCATCCAGCAGATTTTACTTGGTGTTATTTGAATATTGCAGTTAAAGTTTACGTAAAAGATCAAGACGACCCTCAGTTTGAACTAGAAACCCTATTACACGATTTAGAGACTTGTATCAATGATAATCGCGTATTAGTCTATGACCAAGCTAACAGCTTGGAAACGACAGAAATACTAATTCAGTCGATAATGACCGACGAAGGGCTGCTAGTTCCTTACGGTGTCGGAGAGATTAACCTACAGGTGCGATATGCACTACAATAACGTTACCGGCACCAAAACAGATAAATGTCTAGTAGGTGTGCCTTACGTTTCAACCACAAGGAAATAAAATATGGCATTTAATTTAATTCGTAATAGTCGCGTATTTTACACAAGCAATGTAGACACAACTACAGGTGCAGTTAAAACTTCGGGATTCAGTACGGCTAATACCCGTGAAATTCAAGTTTTGGAAGGTTTTTCATTCAGCCAAAACACTACTTCAGAAACAGTCACATTAAACGAAGCTGGTGCTGCACCAATTCGTGGACAGCGTAGTTTTAATACTGCACTAGATCCAGCTGACTTTTCTTTTACAACCTATATGCGCCCACAAGATGGCGGTACAAATATTACTGCTGAAGAATGTGTTCTTTGGAACGCAATGTTCTCAGCTACTGAAGTAGGTACTGTTGGCTCAGTAGTTAATGCAGGTTCATTTGTTGTAGGTCAAAACTACACTATTGTTTCAGCTGATAACGGTGCAGGCGGAGCAACAACTAGCTTTACATCTATTGGTGCTTCAGCTAATACTGTTGGTACTAGATTTACCGCAACAGGTGCAGGTACTGGAACAGGAACTGCTCGCGTAACTACTCAAGCTTGGGTAGACGGCCCTGTTACAGCAAATCTTATAGTAGCTAACTCCGATAAGCACCAATTGCTTGCGTTTGGTATGATTATTGTTGTTGACGAAACTACTTTTGTTATTGACAACTGCGTTCTGAACACAGCTACTATTGACTTTGGTTTAGATGCTATTGCTTCAGTACAGTGGGCAGGACAAGGTGGTGTTTTACGCCAGATTACTTCACCAACTATCGGTGCAGGAACATTCTCTGGTTCTGTAAGCGGAAACTTCTTACAGAAAGTTACCTCTGCTCCTTACATTGCTAACAAATTAAGTGTTGTTACACTAGACGAAGGTATTGGAGCTGGCGGTACAGCGTACACAGTGCCAATTACTGGCGGTAGCTTAACAATTTCAAACAATGTTACTTACTTAACACCTGCTAATTTAGCAACTGTTAACAAGCCTGTTACTTATTTTACTAGTACACGCGCTATTAGTGGCAGTTTGAACGCTTACTTGCGTACAGGTACTGGACTCACAGCTGATTTGATGCAAACAATGTTGACTAACTCAGCAACTGCTGTTAGTCCAGCTTTCTACATGAACATCTCAATTGGTGGCACTGGTACTACTAAAGTTGACTTTACAATGCCTGCGGTTGTGTTAACAATTCCTACAGTTAATGCTGAACAAGTTGTTTCAACAACTATCAACTTTACTGCTCAAGGTTCTGCAAGCAGTGCCTTTGATATTGGAGCAGCTAACGAGTTAGCAATAGCTTACACAACTCCTAACGTTTAATAATTTAAACTGATCTGGGCTAAGCATGGTGCTTAGCCCATTGTATTCACAAATAATAAAAATATGTCTGAAATTTCTTTAAAATCCCTTTTAGTTCCTAGTAAATCTGTTGAAGTTGAATATCCTGGCATGCCTGGTTTCAAAGTTAATCTTGCATTTTTAAGTCGTGAAACACTACTTAATATTCGTAAGAAATCAACAAAGACTTCATTTAAAAATCGTCAAGCTTCTGAAGAGTTTAACGAAGACTTGTTCTTACAACTTTATGTTGAAGCTGCAGTTAAAGGTTGGTCAGGATTTAAGATGTCTTATCTTGAACAATTAGCGCCTGTTGATTTAACAGGACAAAAACCAGATGATGAACTAGGGTTTACACCTGAAAATGCCCTGTACTTGATGAAAAACTCAAGTAATTTTGACGGCTTCATTAGCGAACAGGTCTCAGACTTGGGAAACTTTTCGAAGAGCAACTAAGTCACGTTACTAGGTTGCTCACAAACTATATGCAAAACAGCAGTGTTGCAATGACTAAAGAAGCATACTTTGAAATGTGCGCGGCTTTAGGCAATGAGCCTGCAGAGGATGAAATTCCCGTTGAGTTTGAAGATTTTCCCTTGGAAGTTCAACAAGCACTAATTGCATATAGGATGCTTCGAGATGAGTGGGATTCAATGAATGGTATTTACTTAGGTAAATCACTAATTGGTATCACAGAAGTTTTAGAAGCTACAGAAATTGATCAAGAAGATAGAAAGTTTATAACTATGCTTGTTCGCACTATAGATGGTGTAAGAATACAAGAGATCAATAATAAACAAAAACTTGAAAAGCCCGCTAAGTAATTTAGTGGGCTTTTTTATGCTTTAAAATTTTATGTATTGACAAGTTTGACCATATGTGCTATAATGGTCCTAATGAAAAATATCTAATTTTTTAATATGCCACACATTCCTTTCAGGAGGGGCTCTAATGACCAATACGGTAACCATAGAAGTTAACATGCTCGACAAGACAAAGTCGCTTGATAACTTAGATCAAGGCGGTAAACGTCTAAATAAAACACTTGAACGTACCCAGCAGTTAATGGCTGGTACAAAAGATGGGGGCGGAACAAAATCAGCGTCTGCTGCTTTTGGGCAAACCGAATATAATACAGCTCGCGGAACTGTAGGCACAGGTGCAAGCGGCCGTGACTTTGCAAAACAGTCGCGCGAACTAGACGGCTTAGTTCGTCTATACGCTGTATACGCTGCTAATATCTTTGCTGCAGGTGCTGCTTTTCGCGCACTTAGCGATGCTATGGATACTACAAATATGATTCAAGGTCTAAACCAGCTAGGTGCTGCCAGCGGTGTAGCCATGGGTGGTTTAGCAAAACGCTTTTCAGAAGCTAGTGGCGGAGCTATTAGCTTACGTGAATCTATGGAAGCAACTGCTAAAGCTGTTTCCAGCGGATTGTCACAAGCACAATTTTTAAAACTTGGCGATGTTGCCAAGAAGGCTTCACAGGCATTAGGCGTTAATATGTCAGATGCTGTTAGTCGTTTGACTCGCGGTATTACTAAACTAGAGCCTGAACTTTTAGACGAATTGGGTATCTTTACTAAAGTTGGTAAAGCTACAGAAGACTATGCACGTGCTATTGGTAAGCCAGTGTCTGCATTAACTGACTTTGAAAAGCGTCAAGCTTTTGCTAATGCAGTACTTGAAGAAGGTGCTCGTAAGTTTGGACAAATCGATATTCCTACTAATCCTTATGACAAATTATTAGCTACATTAAAGAATGTAGCACAATTAGGTTTAGAACTTGTAAATAATGTATTAGCTCCGTTTGCTAAATTACTATCTAACAACACAGGTTTGTTAGTAGGTGTTATAGGTTTAATTGGTGCTAAAATTGTAAAAGATGCATTGCCTGCTATTGGACAGTGGCGAGCAAGCTTAAAAGATGCAGCAGATGCTGCTAGAAAAAGTAGCTCCGATATTGCTGCAAGTTTTGGAGAAGGTTTTGTTGAACGTACTAATGCAGCATTTAAAGTGCCACAATTAGAAGCTAACCTTAAGAAATCAGAAGAAGCATATCGAGCAAGCCGCGCTAAAATGGCTACAATGGATACTGATCTTTCTAAGCGAGTGCTTAAAGGCGGCATTGGAACAGATGAAAAGTCATTAAAATCAGAGCAATCTAAGGTTACTAGGGAAATAAATAAATTAAAGGCTGATGGAATAGCCCTTGATAATGCACAGCTTGTAGCACTAGAAAAACAAAAAGCTACTATAATTGCACTAAAAAATGATCTTAAATCTTTAACAGTTGCTAAAAACGCTGCTTTAGACAAATCAGAAGCTGGTGGCGGCAGTATGTTTGAAAGAATTGGTGATTTTTTACGTGGTAGTGCTGCGAAAGGTGCTCGTGACAAAAGTACCCGATTAGACATATTAAGTAACGTAAGTAAAAATCAAACAGAACAAGGATTTGGCCCTGCTATTGGTCAGATGATGAAAGATCTAGATTCACTACCGGGTAAATTTAATAAAGTGCGTACAGGTATTGCTGGAATTGTTATTGCAGGTGCTGGTTCAATTGGTACTGCAATATCAGGTTTAAGTAGATTTTTAGGTCCTATAGGTATAGGCTTAGCTGTTATACAGGCAGCACTTCCCTTATTCAGAAGCAACGAAGAAGCTGCAGCACGTTTTGCAGGTTCACTAGATTTACTAAAAGAAAATTCAGAAAACTCTTTTAGAGTATTAGAGCGTTTAAGTAAACTAGACCCACTAGAACGTATTTCTGTAGATAATATATTTGCTAAGGGTACAGCCCTTGAAAGCTTAGGCGGAAGTATGTCTAAGGCCTTTACAGATATTGAAACAGAAATTAAGCAGCGTAACTGGGCAGATAGTACAATTAACTTTTTGTCGAGTATTATAGGTCGTAGTTCTGAACAATTATTAGCTAAACAAGTTGGCAACACAGTAGAAAGAGCTGTAAAGCTATCTGTTAATGGCCCTAATGGCAGAGTTGTTCAAGAAGAATTAGCAAAGTTATTACAACTACCTGCTAATGCTACTACAGCAAATATTACAAACGCTTTAAATAAAGCTAGTCCTGCTATACAACAAGCAGCAGGTAAAATTATAGAAGACGCTGGTAAAAAGGCTGTAGCTTCTGCTGGTTCTCTTAAAACTTTTAAGCAAGGCTTGGCTGAAAGTGCAAAAGTTTATCAAGACTTAATAAATACAACAAAAAATTCTACTCCATTAACAAAATTTGCAGAAGACAGTTCTAAGCAAATTATAGAACTGTCTAAGACACTTGCTAACGCTGACTTACCAGAAAAATTAACTACTTTAAGAGATTTATCAGGTGACATTAACTTTTTACAGTTATTTCCAGTAGACGCTGCTAAAAATATTTTATCTACTTCAAATGAGCTAAGCAATCTTAGCACAGAGTTAGCTGATGTAGAGCGTAGACAAAATCTATACAACGACGCTATAAATGAACAGCAAATTATTTTAGATAAATATGCTGGTCGTAGACGTGAAAGTCTTAGTGGTTTGGGTGGTCAAGCCCAAGAGTTCGATAATGCTAAAGACGCTATAGACCGTCTTAATAACTTAAATGTTGGGTTACAGAATACAAAGAGCACTATTGCTGCTTCCTTACAAGGTGCTTCAATAAAGTTTGCAGATGCAATGAAAGCTGGGCTAATAGCTAATATTGATACATTTACCCGAGGGTTAGTAGATGCTGCTGCAAGAGCAAAACTTGAAATTCAAAAAGTAGCTGTTGGTGGTATAAATGACCCAAGATTACAAGCAAATTTTCAAGCAAGTCTTGACCTAAAGGCAGTTGAATTAGATCGACAAATGCTAAAATCGCAAATGAATTTAATAGAGTCTAATGCCGACTTACGTTTAGCTATAATGGAAAATACTTTTGCCTCAGGTTTAGCCAGAGAAGGTATTACTGGTAGTGCTGGAGAAATTCGTGCAAAGCTAGTTCTGGGTAAAGACTCGGGATTAGGAAGCCTAAACGATCAGCAAAAAGCTATAGACGCAATTAAAGATAATAAGGGAAAATCTAGTCTACAACTGCGAAAAGAGTTAAAGACAGGCGCTGGACTTGATAGCGGAACAATTGCTGGTGTAAGCGATTTACTTTCTACTAGTCAAGCAAAAGAAGCTTTAAATGCTCAACTAGCTGCTCTTAAAGGTAAAGACGAAGCAATTAAGTTACAGAAGGAATTTAACTTAATTGATGCCGACAAAGCAGTAGGCTTACAGACTTTAGCTAAATTGCAAAAAGATAACGACCAAGAGCAGTTAAAGTTTGCTCAGCAAAAAGAGTCTATGAGTGATGCCGAGTTTCAAGCACAGAATCAAGTATTCATACTTCGTAAGGAAGAACTTGCTAATTCTGCAAGAATTCTTGAAGCTAGCACAGGCATACAGAAATTACAGGCAGCATCAGCTACTGTAGGTTTAACTGTAACTCAAAAAGACCTCGAATATACACTCAAACAGTTAGACGCTACTGTTCAACAATCTCTTTTAGATGAAAAACTTGCAACTTCAGGAACACAAAGAGCTGCAGATATTGCAAAAGCAGTAGAGTTAAAAACCAGAGAATTAAAAACTGCCGAACAAATAGGTATAGAAACTACTGCAAAAATAGACCAACAAATTATTGAAAATAAACAAGCTCAAGATTTATTAGCGTTTAAAGAACAAGAAAGTACTATAGATAGTGAAACTCTAAAGAAATTAATGGATGCTTTAAAAATAGACGAGCAAAAATTAGAGCAAACTAAGCAATTGACTGCTGCAAGAATTGCATATAACCAAGAAGTAGGTAAGCTAGATCTTGCTGAAACGCAGGCCGGCGGATATCTACCAGGTAGTCAAAAAGCTATGGATAATAAAACTGCAAAAGACAATCTTGAAGCTAACTATAATACTCAGGTAAAAGGTATTACAAGTGTAACTAATGCTCAGATCAGAAGCGCAGAAGCTGTAGCAAATCTTTCAAACCAACAATTAGATTATACTGATTTATTCAAGCAAGAATTAAAAGGTATGGAAGACGCTATTATTGAATTTACTAAAACTGGTAAATTAAACTTCAAGGGTATGATTGACAACTTTATAGAAGGTCTAATACGCTACGAAATACAACAGCAACAAATGATGGCATTTAGAAGCCTAGGTGGTGCAGGTGGTTTAGCTCAACTACTTATGACTGCAGTTGGGGCATACGGCCAACCTGGAGATTTAAATTATGGTCCAGCCGCTATCAAAGTAAATGCTAAAGGTGGTGTATACGATGCTGGTTTAACACAGTTTGCTAAAGGCGGAATGTTTACTAATGGCATCGTAGATCAACCAACACTATTTAAGTTTGCTAAAGGCACTGGAATGATGGGCGAAGCAGGCCCCGAAGCTATTATGCCCCTAAAGCGTGATAATAGTGGCAATCTTGGAGTTCGCGCGGGCGGTGGTGGCGGAAACGTAGACGTTGTTGTTAACAACTATGGCAACGAAAAAGCAGAAACTAAAGAAACTGTTGATAGCCGAGGTAATCGTAAGATTGAGGTTGTTATTGGAGATATGACTGCAGGTGAGATTTCTAGAAATGGAAGTGCTTCGCAAAGAGCTATTCGAGGAACCTTCGGACTTCAGCCTCAGTTAATTAGGAGATAATTATGGCATATACGTATGTTTGGGAGCCAACACTTCCACAAGTACCTCAAAAAGGTTTTTCTGAATCCATAGGAGCACTTATATTAAGGACTCCTATGGATGCAGGTCCTGCTAAGCAAAGGTATCGAGGCCGTAGGTCTAATACTATGCAGCTAACCTTTATTATGACAACTGTACAAGTAGGAACTTTAGACACATGGATTACCAATACACTACGTGGTACGGCTAGATTTGGTTTTCCACATCCTCGTACAGGCAGTATAGTAGAAGCACGTATAGTCCCTCAAGGAGAAAACGGGCTTTTTAATTGCACATATATTGCCCCAGGTTATTGGAACGTGTCTTTACAATTTGAAATATTACCATGAGTAGATTAACAACAATGTCACCAGAAGCTATTAGGGCGATATTTTCGCCTGAAGCTGACAGTGACTTATTATTCTTATTAACAGTTTATAGCCCTGATAATCCAGAAATAGTAGTAGCAAGAATTTCTGATGGTTTCACAAAGCGTATTAGTGAGACTGCCAATGAAGTAATTTATGGCGTAACAAGTCGTAGCCAAGACTTTATTTTCCTGCCAATGGAAATATCTTTACCTACTGAAGAAGAAGCACAAGCTCCACGTTGCGCAATAGTTATGCGTGATGTTACAAAGTATATAATTCCAATAGTAAGAACTATTGTAGGACCGCCTAAAGTAAAGATGGAATTAGTGCTGTCAAAGACACCTGATACTGTAGAAGCTACTTTTACTGGGTTTTACATTAGTAGTTTTTCATATAATGCTGACTCAGTAACTGCAGATTTATCCATGGTAGATTATGAACGTGAACCGTTCCCAATGCACTCTTTTACACCAGCATATTTTCCAGGAATGTTTTAATGTGGCAAAATAAATACATAGGTATACCTTTCCTAGATAAGGGCAGAGACACAAGCGGCATTGATTGTTGGGGATTGGTTCGTCTTGTTTATAAGCAAGAGTACAATATAGATCTACCTAACTTTAGTACTGACTATGAGGCTGAAGATTCTGAGCGAATGAGAGATCTGCTTGCTCAGTATAAAGAAGGCTGGGAAAAAATAGATGCTCCAACCGAAGGATGCATTGTATTATTTAATATACTTGGTATAGAATCACATATGGGTATTGCTATTAGCACTACCCACTTTTTGCATGCACGAGATCGTTATGACAGTGCAATTGAATCTTTTGAGTCTGTAAGCTGGCGTAATCGCATTACAGGATTCTATAAGTACAGTGAAAATAAAAGTGCAATTTTAAATGTTGTGCCACATCCACTACGTACTGAGCGTTTTACTGTACCTATTTTACCAGGTACAACTTTAGATAAGCTAGCTAACTGGATTAAATTCGAATATAAGATTGCAGATGAGCTATCTAGCAAGATAACTATTCTTGTTAATGGAATTGTTATAGACAATTCAAAATGGCCAACAACTCTGCTAAAGGATACTGATCGAGTAGAGTATAGAGCTGTACCTGGAAAAGGCCAAACAGCAAGACTAATTCTTACACTAGCATTAGTAGCAGCAGCACCTTGGTTAACATTACAAGTAGGTGCTTATTTTGGCGCTGCAGGTGCTGTAGGCGTTGGTGCAACCGCAGCTACTTTTGCTGCTGCTAGTCCTTGGCTATACGCAGGTATATCAATGGGCGTTAGTTTAGTTGGTGGTGCTCTTATAAATGCAATATCACCAATTCGTCCACCAGATATCAATACTCCTGGATCAACTATACAGCAGTATATGGTTACAGGCGGTGCTAACCAAACACATCCCTATGAAGCAATACCAGTAGTTTTAGGTAAAATTAAATATACTCCACCACTTGGTGCTGTTAATTATCTTACCTATGAAAACGACACTGAAAGCTACTTGTCAATGTTATTACTTTGGGGCTATGGGCCTCTTAATATTGACGCCGCAACTCTTAAAATTGGTAATGTTGCAATTACTGACTATATACTACCAGTACCTCCAGTAACACTAGATAGAAAAACTGCTACTACTGCACAGCAAACACTAGATTTTAATGCCATCTACGGTCAAGATGTAAAAGTAGTTAGCAGCGGCCTTACTTTAACTTGCCCTGGTCAGTATAATGCACAACTAACAGAAGGTACGTACGGCCCTTTTATAACTGCAAGTAGCGACTCTCCAACTACTAATGCAGCCGGAGCCGTAGTACCTATTAGCCAGTTTACAGTATCACTACATTTACCACAAGGATTACGAAGAATTTTTGCAGAAGGTAAAGAATCTGGTAAAGAAGAAACTGTTTTTGTAGCTATTGAAATTCAAGTAAAAGACGGAACAGGTCCTTGGACCGTTTGGCAAGATTTTGCACTTGGAGACGGCACAGTTAAAAAAGATGCATTTACAGTAAATAAAACTTATTATGGATTAAACTCTTATAACCAAGTACAGGTACGCGTACGTCGTAAAACTGGTGCTGATGCTGAGTGGACAAAAGAAGCTAACGGCTATGCTAAAGCACAAATCTATGCACAAGTAACATTATTGCAAGTTACTTTTTTGCGTAACACGTTTCCTATAAAAGAGCCGCTTAATTGTAGTCTTGCAGGAACTGCTTTAAAAATTAAAGCAAATGATCAACTTAATGGACAAATTGAAGGCATTAATGCTATTGTCCAAACTTGGGCTCCTTCTTGGAATGGTACTAATTGGATAACTTCAACAACAAATAATCCTGCAGCTTTGTTCTTACATATACTAAAACACCCTGCAAATCCACAACGAGTAAAAGAAGCGGATGTAGCTAGCCGAATAGACATGACTCAGATACAGTATTGGCATGAATATTGTGCATACAAAGGTTTTCAATACAACAGTATATTAGCTTCGCAACGCAGTATTCTAGAAGTACTGCGAGACATATGCGCTGCAGGTCGTGCTAGCCCTGCAATGCTTGATGGTAAGTGGACAGTTATAATTGACGAACCTAAACCAAATATTGTACAACATTTTACTCCACATAATAGCTGGGGATTTGAATCTTCAAAAGCATTAGCTAAAATGCCAGACGGTTTAAAAGTAACTTATATTGATGAAGATCAAGACTATCAACAAGCAGAAATTATTGTATATAATACAGGAAAATCCCCAGAAAATTCAGAACTATTTGAAAGTATTCAATTGCCAGGAGTTACTAAAAAGTCTTTGGTAATTGATCACGCACGCTGGCATTTTGCTCAGGCTAAACTACGTCCAGAAGTGTATAGGTTAAATTCAGATATTGAGTACTTAGTCTGTAATCGTGGAGACCGTGTAAAAGTTATGCATGATGTTCCTATGTGGGGACTTGGAAGCGGTAGAATTAAAAATAGAATAAGCTCTACTGAGTTTAAACTAGATGAGCAAATTTACTTAGATCCTTCAAAGTTTTATACAATACGTGTAAGATCTGCTACAGGTGCAAGTGTTGAGCGAAATGTTAATACTACTGGTGTTACCTTGGGATATTCTGACATTGTAAAAATATCTACGGCAGCTACTCAAACTGAAATAAACGCTGGCGACTTATTCTTATTTGGTGAATACCAACAAGAAGCACAGGATTTAATACTATTAAGTGTAGAACCAAGTTCAAATAAATCAGCTGTACTTACTTTAGTAGACTATGGTATTACTGATGATTATAGTCTTTTTACAGACTATTTAACTTTGACGGCAACTACCGTCTTTGAAAGTCAGATAACTTTACCCGGTAAAGGGTTACGTAATAGTTTTACTGCTGCAGACGTACCTAATATTAGTTTAATTGTAAGTGACGAATCAGCAGCCAGGTTGCTTTCTACGGGTAACTATGAGCAAAGAATAAAAATAAGCTATACTAATCCGCAAGAATTACCTAGAGGCACGGATACGATTGAATGTAGTTATTATTTACAAAATACTA